GTTAGAATAATTGTTATAGTAAAAATAGAACCTAGGGGGGGTAAAGATATGGAGCCAAGAAAATTAGAAGTAACACATAACGGGATCGGAAAAGTTAAAAAACTAAATCCAGAAGAAAAAAAGCTGTATGATATTTTAGTAAAATTGCCTTCGTCTCCCAAGGATTTTAATTTATCTAAAGATCAAAAAAGATGGTGGCTTTGGTTTGGAAAAGAATTTCTATCAACCAAAAAATTAGTAAAATTAGATTTAATTTGGTTATCAACTGCAGCAGTTGCTCTGGATAAAAGAAATAAAATTGTAAAAAAAATAAATGCTTTAAATGATGCAGATGATGATGGTGTTGCTGGTTGGGTTCAGGTTTTTCAAAACAAGACTACAAACATAACAGGATATCAAACAGGATATAACCAGGCAACTGATGAATTAAAGCTAGTCTCTAAATATTTTGGAATTGGATTTACAGAAAGGCAAGCGATTCAGAATCCTACTTCTGGCGATCCAAACCAATTAAGTTTGCTTGATCAAATTAGTGAAATGTTACATAAATAAGTAAATGCAGATATCTAACGAACTACAAAATTCAATCCCATTTCAATATGCTGCAGATGTAAAGTCTGGAAAACTATTGACAGGTTTAAGAATTAAGCAGGCTGTAAATCGCTTTTATAAACTGATTGAAAAATCAGATTCTAAAAGGTATAAACTAGATGAAAAAAAAGGCTTTGCTGTAATTCGTTTTTTTGAAAATTTAATAAAACACACTAAAGGAAAATCTGCAGGCAAACTTTTTCTATTATCACCATTTCAACAATTTACATTATTCAATTTATTATCTTGGTATACTGTTAATGATGAGGGTAAACCAATTAGATTAATTAGAAATGTGTATGAAAAGGTTGCTAAAAAAAACGGAAAAACAGCTTTAATGGCCGCGTTAAGTTTGTTTATTATGGCGTTTGATAATGAAGAAGGCGCTGAAGTTTATGTAGGCGCTACTAAAGAAGAGCAAGCAAAATTGTGTTTTAGTCAAGCTTCTGAATTTATTAATAAAAGCGAAATATTAAGAGAGCTTGGTTTTCGAGTTTTTCAAAAAGAAATAAGATTTATAGGTTCTAATAGTTTTATGAAGCCTTTAGGTGGCGATTCAAAAACGCAGGATGGTATAAATTCTCATTTAACTATTATAGATGAATACCATGCGCATCGTGATGATTCGGTAAAAGAAAATTTAGAATCTTCTTCTGCAGCAAGATTGCAGCCAATTACCTACACAATTACAACCGCAGGAACCAATGTTCATGGAGTTTGTAAAAATTTCGAAGATTCTTGTATCAATATTTTAGAAGGTGTTGCAGAAGATGACACTTTTTTAATTATGATTCACGACATGGATGCGGACGATGATTGGGAAGATTCTTCTGCATGGGTAAAATGTAATCCAAATTTAGGGGTTACAGTTTCTGAATACTTTTTAAAATCAGAATATTTAAAAGCAAAAAATCAACCTTCAAAAATTCCAAATTTTAAAACAAAATCGTTAAACAAATGGGTAGATGGTGTTTCTGAATGGATTCCTTCTGAATATTGGGATAAGTGCATGGTACCAATAAAAGAAGAAAACTTTGCCAAGCTTGGTAATTGTGGTGGTTTAGATTTATCTACAACTACAGATATTACAGCGTATGGCATGATATCAGAACCAGACGAAAAAGGGATTAGAGATTTAAAAGTCTGGTGTTTTTGTCCTTTAGAAACTATTTTAAAAAGAAGCAAAGAAGATAGAGTGCCGTATTTATATTGGTCCAATTTAAAAAGAGAGAATGCCGTTGATGATGCCGATACGTATTTAATTGCAACACCTGGCAACATGGTTGATTATTCAGAAGTTGAAAAAGTTGTGATAAAACAATATTACCTACATTCAACGAAACATGTTGAATATGATAGAAAGTTTTCTGGTGCTTTAGTTCAGAATTTAATGAGTGAGGCCATAGATTTATCACCGTTTACACAAACTTTAATGAATTATACTTCACCAACAAAAGAGTTTGCGCGTTTGGTAATGTCTGGAAAATTACGCGTTGGAAACAATCCTATTTTAAAATGGATGCTTTCTGGATGTCTTGTTATTACTGATACGAATGAAAATATAAGAATTGACAAATCAAAATCAACCAAAAGAATTGATGGTATTATTGCCTCTATTATGGCGTTGGCTGGCACCATGACAATTGAAGAAAGTAACGATTCAAAGTATAATGATCCGGATGTTGAAGTTGTTTTTTAACACGTACATGTACAATATTTGTTGCTGTAGTGAATCATTAAAACCAATAAATAAAACCAAAAGTAAACGGATGCAAGGAAGTTCCTAAATAAACAATTACCAAGCAATTAATTTTGTACGGTGTTGGCTAATGTAATTTTAAAAACCGCATGGCGAATGCCAAACCCTTAAACAAACTAAAAATATGATATTAACAAAAAAATGTAAAGTAGATTTTGAGAAGTGGTATTTACAATGGGTTTTTAATGAAAAAACATTTTTATCATTAAAATTCTCAAGTAAAGAAATTTTAGAAAATTGGAAGAGTTTACATGAAAGTGAAAAATATGGAGTATTAGTAGATTTCTTTGATAATGTAGGTATAATAATTGATTTACAACCAGTACTAGATTATAATGAAAATAGTTATGTTGAAGTTTTGTACTGGCTTATTAACGTTATTGAATTAAATGTAGACAAAAAAAGGAATTACGATACCAATTTTAAAACAATCCCAGAAGCAAGAACAAAATTAATAGAAAAAGCAAATGAGATTTATAATTCAAAAGAGATAGGCATTCCGACCGAGTAAGGCGGTTTTTAAAATTATTTTTGCCAACGTACTTGTATATGGTTTGTTGCGTATAAATAAACCGAAACTTTTATTAATAAATGACTTAAACAAACACTAAATAACCTTTGAATATGGCACAAAATAGCAATAAATTATATACCGTGTTACCCAATGTAAAAAAGGGCGTGGCTGACGTAGGAAGACAAATACATACTGATTTGAATTTAGAGGATTTTACAAATGAAATATGGGTAGATGTTTTTGATTATGATGGTGTTTATGAAGTTTCTAATTTAGGTAGATTTAAAAGTTTACAACGTGAAGCAAATACGAGATGGGGAAGTACAAGAACTGTGCAGGAAAAAATACTAAAACAAAGTGTTAGAAAGGCAGAAAATGGAAGAATAGATGGTTTACAAGTTTATGTCGGTAAAACTAAAAATTCTGCAAAATTTATTTTTCAATCGTTCTTTCCTGAAATAGATTTTAAGAAAAATGAATGTGTAATGCACATAAACAAAGATTGTTTAGATAACAGAATTGAGAATTTAAAAAAAGTTACTCGAAAAAAATCTAAACAAAATGATATGGTTAAAAGTATAAGGACAATTATAGCGACACCAAAAAATTTACAAAAGGCAGTTGAAACAAACAAAGAATTTTATGACAATAGAACACATAAAGAATGTAGTAAATGTGGCAAGATTGATTTAGTAGATAGTTTCCCTAACGATGTTATTAAATGCCAAAATTGCATTAATAATTATGTTGTTAAAAAAAGAGAAAAATATAAATACACCAATACTGAAAAAAAATGTAATGGTTGTGGTGAAGTAAAAAAACACATAAAATTTCCTAAACTTGATAATACTTGTAAAAAATGTAGATATGAAATACATAAGCAATATCAAATAGAGCAAAGAGAAAATTTAGGAGATTGGTACGTTAAAGAATACGGTAAGGCTAATTATGGTCATAAAATTTTTACTAAAGACTTGATAAATGAATTACGAAATGAAATTATAAATAGGGATAGCCCTAAATATTTTTTAGATAATGAATCTTTTGTAACTATTTCTGATTTTGCGAGATATGTAGAATTAAAATATAGTATTCAGAAAACAACAACTGAAAAAAGAATACAATCTGGTGCAAAAGAAATTGATTGTACATTATCTGAATCCGATTATAGGCGTAAGTTTTCTGGAACAGATAAAGGACAAATAAAAATAACAGATTGTGTTACTAAACAAATATATCTATTTAAAAACACGACAGATAAAAAAATACAAGATATGTTTTCTTTAGCGACAATAACAAGAAAAGTTAACACAGGAAAACCAACGAGAGTAACAAAAGCAAGTAAATATAAAAATCCTTGTTTAATAGAACGTGCGTAATGCTACAAAGATTGGTCGCCCTTTTTTATTTTGGGTAACGGTTTGTATATGATTTCGGGCGTAAATAAGCAATTAAATTAATAAATAAACACAAAATTATGAGTAAGAAAAAAGATAGTAAAGAAGCAGGAACTAAGCCTGAATTATATACGGTGTTAGGCTTCGTTAATATTACGAGACAACACTTTATAGAAATTATAGAACAAATACAGGAACAAAATTGGAAAGACCTTGCTTATTGTGAAGCACTTGGAAAAGTGTTGCATCCGCACATAGAACCTTATAACAATCATTTAATAGAAAACGCATTGTTTAAATTAGTCCAAATGGCATTTAAAGACGACCACGCTCATAGTTGGTTGGAGTATTATTGTTGGGAGTTAGAATTTGGTAAAAAATACAAAGATGGTTGTGCAACACGTAAAGATGGTACTAACATTAATTTAAGTGATGCTGGCAAATTATACGACTACCTTAATGAAGCCTAACGTTACGCCTATAAGATTTGTTTGCCTTAAAGCGCAAACAAACTGGCAAATTAATTTTATAGAGTGTTGGCTACTGATAAAAAGCAACATTAATTTTGTTTAAAATTAAAATACATACAGATG